CTATGCGTATATCACGCTGACGCTCAAGAATGCGTCGTCAACCCCCTCCACCAGCCCCGCCAACACCAGCCACGCGCACAGCGCCACCAGCCCGACGACGGCGCCGAAGCAGACAGTAACCCCCGCTGGCGCATCACACGGCCTCTCGTCGACCAGCCCCACAGTCGGCGCCAAACAGTCGGTCAGCCCCGCTGCCGCAGGGCACGGCCTTACATCGACGAGCCCTAGCCTTGCGGCGGCCGCATCCGTGGCCCCGGCAAATGCTGCGCAGGCGCACGAAGCGACATTGCCTTCCATCGGGGCTCCGGTCGCGATCACGCCGAATGACGCGGTACAGGGCCATGCAGCTACGCAGCCGACAATTGGGGCGGCATCGAGCGTATCGCCTGCCGACGCCGCGCATGGGCTATCGTCGACATCGCCCGCACTGACTGCGAAGGCATCGGTCAGCCCTGACGCCGCTGTTCACGCCCAGTCGGCCACATCGCCGAGCTTGGCGACGAAGGTCACGGTTCAGCCGGACGGAAGCACGCAGGGACATGCTGCGACATCGCCAGCGATTTCGGTCTCAGGATCGGTCTCGACAGAAAGCGCAGCGCACGGGCTGGCCTCGACCTCACCGACGCTTGCCGCTCGAAGCGTCGTGGCGCCGCAGGACGCAGCCCACGGGAGCAGCGCGACGCAGCCAGCGCTATCAATTGTGGGGCTGATTTCACCGGCTTCGACCTCGCACCTGCACGCGGCAACGTCGCCGGGGTTATCATGGTCGGGCTTGATCACCGTAGGGAGCGCCAGCCACGACCATTCGGCTACCCCGCCCAGCCTTGTGGCCATCTTTACCGTTGCGCCAGATTCGGGGACACACGCTCAATCGGCTAGCCAGCCCGCGCTTTCAGTGGTCGCGTCGCTTCTCGTCGATAGCGCATGGCACGCGCAGGCTTCGAGCGAGCCCACGGTTTTTATCTCGTCCACCGTTCCACCCGCCCGCCACCTATCCGGCACCCTCATCACCCGCGACATCACCGGCACGATCGTCGACAGAGCGGTTTCAGGGACTACCTCACCCCGCCACCTCGAAGGCGCAACCCAATCCCGCTCATTGACGGCGGTAACCGTTCGCCGAAGTGCGGCTTAGCCCTTCGCAATGCCCGTTCAGTCTCTTTCATGGCCGCCCAAGACGCCGGATGCGGTGTTGGATTATGATTATGATGTCCCACTGGATGCGGGCGATAGCGTAACGTCGCACCTGTTCACGAAGCTCGCCGGTTCGGTCGTTGTCGAATCCGATAACCGCACGGACGCCAAGGTGATCGTCAACCTCTCGGGCGGCCTCGATGGCGAAACGTCGGTCTTCAACCTGTCATGGGTGACCGCAGCGGGCCGTGAAGACAATGCCATCATCACGTTGTCGGTGGTGGGGCTTGAGAATTTCGAGCCTCGCATTGCCGAACTGCGCGCCATGTTCCCTGCTTTCGTCACCGTGCCTGATGCCACCATCGCTTTGTGGCTGCGTCGCGCTGATGTTCAGGTCGGCGATAACTGGCCTGATGACGACCGTAACGACGGGCGTTTGTTTTTCGCCGCGCACATGATGGCCTCGCTGGGCTTGGGGCAGGGGACGGCGCCGGCTGGGGTGACGAGCTTCAAAAGCGGCACTTTCAGTGTCCAGATGAGCGACAAGGCCGCATCCGCCGTCGGCTTGTCGTCGACCGTCTATGGTCGCGTGTATCAGGCGCTATGTCAGCGCGCGTTCGGCGGCATTCGGCTGGTTCGGACTTCGGACCATGTTTGATTTTCATTCCATGGCGGCGTCGTTCTCGTCGATGATGGGTGGGCCGTTTCATCCTGGCACCGCGAACTACCCGGGCACGCCTGTGACGGATTTGGGCGGCTCGATCGTCTCGCCCGGCACGCCTGTCAAATATGATTGCTCCGTCCAGCGCGACGTCTGCACTGAGCAGATGCGGGCAGATGCTGATTTTCAGGAAAAGGATGTTCGGCTGATCATCACTGGGTTGGACGAGCTGACGACCGAGGCGTCGGTTGCGATTCTGTCGGGCCCTCACGCCGGCACATATGCTTTGCGCACGGCTACGCGCGATCCGGCGGCTTTTGGGTGGGAGTGTCGGGCTCGTGCCGCTTAAGGGTGCCAAGGCGCATGTGCGGCGTCTTCGTGCGCTCGCCAGCCCGGCGATGGTCGATGCCGTCGAGGGTGCGCTGTTTCACGCTGGCGAGTTGATCCAGACCGAGGCGCAAATCTCGATCACCCGCGGCGCGGTATCGGGCAAGAACCACGTCCCGTCGGCGCCGGGCCAGCCTCCCAACCAAGACACGGGTGTCCTTGGCGGAAACATCGAAACGACACGCGCCGGCAAACTCCGTGTGCGCGTCACCAGCAAGGCCGGGTATTCGTCGGCGCTGGAATTCGGCACGTCGAAGATGGCCGCACGTCCGTTCATGCGCCCCGCACGCGATAAGATGCGCCCTCAGGCTGAGGCGCTGGTTGCCAAGGCGGTTCAGAAACAGGTCAAGGCCAGTCGGAGGAGTGATTGATGAAATTTTCCAAGGCTTGGACATATCGCACGCCCATGAAGACAGTCGCCTTTCGCAAGGGCGATGAGTGTCCGGCGTATGCGCTTCCCGCGGCGGAAGATGCAGATGTACTTGAGCGGCCAGCCGCAGAGCCAGTCGAACCGACACCTGCGTCTAAGAGGGCTCGGAAGCCAGCGGCATGATCACTCTCACCGGCCTCTTGCACCAAGCGAGGCGGACGCTGTTGATCCGCGCGCGAAGTCATTCGGGCTTGCTCGCGCTAGTGCCGGCGGAGAACATCGATCCGGTCGGGGTGAAGCCCTACCCAGTCATCACCATAACCGACCCTCAGGCGCTTCCGCGGCGGTCGGCCTGCGTCCTCGGCGCAGACGGCAGCTTTGATGTTCATGCATTTGCGGGGCCGAAAAAGACGGGCTCCACTGTCACTATGACTGGCTACGATCATATCAGCGCTATCGGCGTTCAGATCGAGACGGTGTTTGCGCCGAATATTGTGACGCTCGAGGATGGCTCGAAATGCAAACTCTTCTTCTCCGACGTCCGCACGCTCAAAGATGCGGCGCCGGACGATTGGCACTGGTTTGGGCAGTTGAATTGCGCTGTCATGAAAGAGATTGCGTGATATAGCGCCGACATGGCCGATCCTCTGGCGACAGAAATTCTTACCCAGCTCATACGCAATGGCACGCTCGACTTGTCGGACGTCGAGCAAATGGCGCGTCGTCTCGAAGAAGACGGCGAGGATGAGGCCGCCCACCGTGCGCGATCGGCGCTGATTGAGGCGGGCGTCGACCGTGAAGCCGAGCGCGATAACGTCGTAATGATCCGCCGTATGCAGCTTGGCCCTGTCTCTGACGGCGGTAACGACCTGACCTGATCAGCCATAGCGTCCCCGCAGATTTTCCCTGCGGAGACGACCATGAGCTATCCGAACGAGGCCGATTTCATCATCGTCAAAGTGGGCGATGGCGCAACGCCTGAAGTTTTCACGACCATCTGCGGCATTGAGAATGCCACCATCAACCAGACGGTCAACACGTCCGATCGCTTTCGCCGTGATTGCGCGAAGCCTGGTCAGGTCCCGACGCGCAAGGTCAAGGTTACCGGCAAGCAGTGGGATGCGACCGGCTCGGGCGTGGTCAATGTCGACGAATTCCCGACCTTCGACGCGGCGCTCGGAATCAGCAAGAATTACCAGATCGATTTCGGCAAGCGCGACGGCACCGACGCGGGCGAGATTATCGGCACTTATGCTGGCCCGGCAGTTATGACCGCGGCGAACATCAACATGGGCGACAGCGAGGGCACGAACGAAATCACCCTTGCTGGTGAAGACGCCATCGTCTGGACGGCAGCATAATGGCCGGGGTTCGCGGCAGCATTGCACTCTCTATCGACCTGACGGACACCGCAGCTGGCGATCTCGGATCGGCCAAGTCGCGTGTCGCGGTCAGCAAGGCCCTATCCCTGCTCGCAGGCACGGATGCCACGAACAAGGGCAATATCCTGTTCGCGGACACCCGTACGGTGGCGCTTTCGGCAAACGAGAACATCGACCTTTCCGGCGCCCTTTCGGATGCGTTTGGCGCTTCGATCGTCGCTGCAGAAATCGTCGCGATCTATATCGAGGCCGCAGCGGCCAACGTGAACAGCGTTCAGGTCACGCGCCCTGCATCGAACGGCTTTATCGGTCCCTTCATGGCGACCGGCGATGGCGTCTCGATCAAACCGGGCGAATATGCGCTGTTCGTCTCACAATCGGGATGGGCTGTTACCGCTGCGACGGGCGACCTTCTGAATATCGCCAACTCGGGAGCAGGCACGTCGGTGACCTATAACATCGTCGTTGTCGGTCGCACCGTCGCGGCGTGAACTATGCCGGACACCGCGACTGATATCCTATTTGGCGATGGCACCTATCGCGCCTGGCTGACGCTGGCCCAGGCGACCGAGCTTGAGCGCAAATGCGGGCTTCTGGACCGGGACGGCAAGACGCACCCCAAAAGCCTGTTCACGATCTACGAGCAGATTGGCGACGGTTTCGGCAAGGATGAGGCAGATGATCTGGTTTTCCTCGGTGGCTCGTCCGTTCCCGTTCGCGATTGCAATGAGGTGATCCGCCTCGGCCTGATCGGCGGCAACTCTGGCCCAGACGGCGAGGTAGGTCCGCGTCGTGCCGCCGAACTCATCGAGATGTATGGCTACCCCGCCCGACCCTTGTCAGAGGTTGCGGCGACGGCGTGGAAGATTTTGCACGCGGCGATCGTCGGCATTTCGCTCAAAAAAAAAGCCGACCAAGCGGAATAGTCGGCAATCCGGCGCTCGATAAGGGCCAGATCATCGCGAACTGCGGGGCCATGCACCTCGATTGGGAGCGCATGTCTTTGTCCGGCTACTTCGAGGCGCTCGAAGCCCACAATGCCGCGCATGATCCAGAGGCGGGCAAGCGTCAACCCGCCTCCCCCGAATTCCGTGACCAGATGCAGCGCATTTTTGCCGCTGAGAAGAAGGGTGCCGACTGATGGCCGAGATTGATCCTGTCATTTTGGAACTGCGGGCGGAGCTTGGGAAATACCGAGCTGACCTGAAATCGACGACCTCCCAAGTCGAGCGGCTTCTCGGCAATCAAGAGCGATCTGTTCAGCGTCTTGAGAGGCAGATGCTGAAATCGTCGTCAGCGATCAGCGGAGCAATTAGGGCGATTGGTGCGGGCCTCGGCACATATTTTAGCGGGCGAGAAGTAGTCGGGCTCGTCGACAATTTCATTCGCCTGCAAAATTCTCTCAAAGTCGCCGGACTGGAGGGCGCCAACCTCGAACGCGTTCAATCCTCACTACTTGATCTGTCCTCTCGATATGGTGTTAGCGTCGGAGAGCTTGCGAACCTTTATGGGAAGTCAGCGCAAGCCGCTTCTGATCTTGGAGCTAGCGAGGCACAGCTTCTTCAGATCACAGAGGCCAGCGCCCAGGCGCTTAAGATCACCGGCACGTCTGCGGTGCAGGCGCAGGGCGCATTGCTCGGACTGACGCAGGCGCTTGCCTCGGGCACGGTGCGAGCGGAGGAGTTCAATCAGATCAACGAGGGTGGCCTACGCCCTCTGCTTCAGATCGCCGCCAACGCAGAAAAATATGGAGGATCGGTTGCCAAGCTCCGAATTGCTGTCGTTGATGGCAAAGTTTCTTCGCAAGAATTCTATCAAGCAATCCTCAACGGCAGCGCCGAACTTGAGGGGAAGGCATCAAAAGCAACCCTGACGCTGGCAGGCGCCTTCGAGGCCCTGACATCGAGGCTGACCGTCTATATCGGTCAATCGGCAGAGGCCAATGGGGTCACGGCTGCGTTGGCAGGTGCGATGCAGCTATTAGGGGAGAATCTTGACAAAGTAATTCCCGCGCTGGCTGTTATCGGAGCCGGTCTAGGAGTCGGACTGGTGACCAATGCTGTCCGCGCCCGCGTTGCCTTGCTTGCCGCATCTGGAGCGGCAGTGACCCTTTCTGGAACTGCCACCGCCGCAGGCCGCGCTCTTCTTGCCGCATTCGGTGGGCCAGTTGGCGTAGCGATCACCGCGCTCGTGGTTGGTATTGGCTATCTGGTTTCTCAGACCGAAGAAGCCGTGCGCGCCGCCAAAGAGGCTGAATTGCAGGCAATTCGAACAGCGTCAGCCCAGGAAACCGAAAAGCGTGCCACAGAATTACTGGCGGCGGCGAAGGGATCGGAAAAAACTGCGCAAATCGCTGCGACGAAAGCCAGCCGAGACCGTGCTGCGCAAGCACTTCAGACCGCAAAGGCGCTGCAGGCCGAAGCGAAGGCAGCATTGGTCGCTGCGCGCGCGCAGGCCCAGAAGATTTTTGAGAACTCGGCAGGTGATACCGGATTTCTCGCCACACTTGGCCGCGGCTTAGGTGGCGCCGGCGCTGCCGGCCCGACGATAACGCCCGGGACCGGAAAAGCTAATCGCATAAGCTTAAACGTTAGCGCCGCGCAGGCCAAGCTTGACGCTTCTGAACGCAAGATCGCCGCCCTTGAAGGCGAAGTTGATGGGCTTTCTGCTGCGATCGGCGATGGGGCGAACGCGCCAAAGCTAGCGCCTGCTTCCAGTGACGGAAAGAAGGTAAAAACAAAGAAAGGCCCGAAAGACCGCTCTGAGGATCTGGCTGCGCGAGCCGCGCAAGACCTCTATCAAATTCAGATAGAAGAATTGCGCGCCAAGGCTCAGCTTGCCACGGACGCCACAGAGCGTGCTAGCATCGAGCGTGAGATTCTCGGTAAGGAACGTGATGCCCGCGAAGCCGATATCGCCGCAGCGGTTAAGTCCGGCGACCTTACGAAGCAACAGGCAGACGCTCAGCGCGAAATTCTTGCCAAGCTCTACGGCCGCCGCGACGCTGAAAGCGCTGAAGGCGATATTCTCGTTCAAGCGCAAAAGTCCCTCTATGCGATGCAGGTCGCCCGGGAGGAGCGTTTGCAGCTGTTCGAGGATGAAAAGGAACTCGCGCAGACAGAGTTCAACGCCCAATCTGACGCCCTCCGCCAACAATACGACCTTGCCAAATCTCAGGCCGAGCGTCGCCAGCTAGCCTTAAAAATCATCGACTTGGAATATGAATTCCGCGATTCCCAACTTGAGGCGGTCAAAAACAATAGGGATCTGTCGGAGGCCGTCCGCCAGCGCGCGGCGATCGAACAGGCTGCATTGCGGGAAGCTCAGGGTCGGACGGTCGAGCAAGCCCGCCGCGATACCGCCGGGCCGCTAGAGAACTATTTCGACCGCGCCAAGATGGATGCTAACGAACTTAACGAGGCGTACCAGCAGGTTGCCGTCGATGGGCTCGGCGCGGTTCAGAACGCTTTGGCAGACACGGCGGCCGAATATATTAAGCTCGGCGGCGTTGCGGGAAAGATCGTCAACGGCATTATTGCGGACCTCATTCGCCTTGCGATCCAGCAGCAGATCGTCGGGCTGTTGGGGAGCGTGTTTTCAGCCGGTTCCGCTTCGTCGGGGTCGTCTGGCTCATCTGGCGGCACGGGGCTTCCGAGCTTCTTCGGCCGAACATCGGGCGGATACAACGCACCGCACAGCATCACCCGCGTTAACGAACATGCTGGCGGTGTCGAGCTTCTCCGCATGGGCTCACAGGGCGGCACCGTCATTCCGCTCGGGCAGGCAAACTCGCCCGCTGCACAACCAGCATCAGCCCGCCAAGGACCGATCGAGCTGCGCGTTTACGCAGACCGCGGGGCCTTTATTTCGGACGTCGAAGCGATCAGCGAGGGTCAGGCCGTCAAAGTCACAATGGCGGCCGCCGGTCCGCTCACCGAACGCGCGGTGCAGACGACAATGGGCCGCCTCAATCGCCCCCGCATGCCGGGCGCTGGTCGCTGACGGCGGTAACCGCTCCACCCGTCGAACCATAGCGTCACCCGGCCATGGCGCTGCTCGAAATCCCCGACGTTGAGGCGCTAACCCTCACCAGCTTGACCCCTGACGTGCCGGATCAGCTCAACCGCTCGATATGGTCGCGCCGTGGTAAGGTGATTGGGTTGCCGGGTGCCGAAGTCTGGCGCCTATCCGCCGACGTCGGCCCGTTCGCGACCGAACTGGAAGAACGCCCTTGGCGCGCCTTCCTGCACGGGCTCAAGGGGCGGCAGAACCATTTTCGCTACCCCGTCGCCTGTCAGCGCCACGTCGGACCCATGCCCCTCGTCAATGCGGCATCTGCACCAGGCTATTCGCTGCCGCTTGACGGAATGCAGGTCAGCACCCGCATTCTCTCCGCCGGCCAATATCTGACCGTGCCTTTGCCTTCGGGTCACAAGCGGCTCGTCATGCTAATGGCCGACCTCATCACCAATTCGTCGGGAGAGGCGACGGCCCAACTGAATATCGCGCTAGACGAAATTCCGGCGAACAACACGCAGGTAGAGACGGCATCCCCATACGTTCCGGTCATCTGCACCGACGGCAACCCTGCCCTCTCCTATGACGGCGGGGTATCGTCGGCCGCGCTTAACCTCGAAGAGCATATGCTGTGAGCGTTCCAGATCCGACGGCTGCAGCCGCGCTCGAAGCCGATGTCATCAAGCCCGTCTTCTTCGCCTGGCTGGATATCGACGGTGATGAAGTGCGGGCGAATTCGTCGGGTCATGACATCACCCCGTCGGGCACGGGCGACCCAGATCTAGACGGCCACCTCTTCATCGGCATCGGCCACATGTTCGTCGATATCTCGTCGGTCAAAGTGTCGGATCAGGGGACCGAGACTGTTACGGCCACGCTCTCTGGCCTTCCTGAAATCGATGATGAAACCCTGAACCTCATCGGGGATGCCGCGAACTGGCAGACGCGGGTTGCTCGATTGTGGCGGATCATCCGCGATGCGTCGAACACGCAGCAGGGCGGGTTTCAGCCCTATTATACCGGCTACATGACGTCTCTTGAAGTTGGCGGCGATGACGCGGGCCAATTGATCATGGTAGCGATCGAGACCTACCTCGCGGCTTTCTCTGCGGCCCCGAACCGGAATTATCTCGATCAAGGGCGCTACGATTCCGGCGACCAGTCTCCCAAGGCAGCAATCGCGATCGTGAACGGCGTCTCGGGCGTCGTAGGCAGCACGCCGAATACGCCCGGATATGCTTATGGCGGCGGTGGCGGGCGCATCGAGCAGCGTGAGAACTTCAAATGACGCGCCGCTCGACATGGGAGGCCGACCTTTCGGCCTACATCAGTTCAGTTCGCGGCAAGCCCTACGTCTATGGCGAGCATGATTGCGGCCTGTTCGCGGCGGGCGCTGTCATGGCGATGACCGGCGAAGATCCGGGCGCACCATTTCGCGGGCAATATTCCAACGAGATCGGATGCGCGAAGGCTCTGAGGAAGCATGGGGCCGGCGATCTTGAATCGACGCTCGATGCTCTTTTTGAACGCCGTCCGATCGGACGCCTGCAGCGTGGCGATCTCGTCTGGAACGGCGAGGCGGTCGGCGTGTGCATGGGCGCTTATGCGCTGTTCGTCGGGCAGGAGGGCGAAGCGGAAGGGTTGGTAAGGATCGAGCGCGCCGAATGGGCTGGGGGTTGGCGTGTCTAAGGTCCTGAAGATCGTTGCATTCGTTGCCGCAATAGCATCCGTTGCCGTGACCGCCGGCGCAAGCCTCGGCATATCCGCCGCCGTTCTGGGGGCGGTGTCGGCAGGCGCGTCGATTGGTGCCTCGCTTCTACAGAAGCGCCCGAAGGCCCCCGCCGCACCCCGCGGCAGCCTCGAACGCTTGAACGCCAGCATAGACCCCCGCACCCCGCGCAAAGGCGTGTGGGGCGTCACTGCTGGCAACACCGATATTCGCGATCAGGAATACACCGACAGCCAGACCTATTTTCATCGGTTCGTCGTCGTGGCCGCGCATAAGGTTCATGAAATCAGCGCCATTTGGTTCGACGACAAGGTGGCCTGGACGCTGGCTGGCGGGGTGCAAGGTGAATTCGTCGGCTACCTGACCGTCACGCCCATTCTTGAAGGCTCGGCGGGCAACGCGATCAACATCAGCGCGCGCATGGGCACGACCCGCCGATACACCGGATGCGCCTATGTCCATTTGCGCTACAAGCTGACGGGCAATTCGAAGAAGACGGACAGCCCGTTCGCGCAGTCAATTCCGACACGCCTGACGATCGTCACCGAGGGCGCCTATATCTATGACCCTCGTCTGGACAGCACGGTCACCGGCGGATCGGGTTCGCATCGTGCCGACGATCAGTCGACTTGGGAGTGGGACGACGACGCGAGCCGCAACCCGGCGCTGCAGCTTCTTTGGTATCTCTTGGGGTGGCGCATCAATGGCCTCGTCTCGATTGGCTGTGGCATTCCTGCAAATCGCATCGATCTCGAAAGCTTCATTACGGCCGCAAACCTCTGTGATGAGACGGTGACACTTGCGGCGGGAGGCACTGAGCCCCGCTATCGCTCCGATGGCGTGTTCTCGGATGGTGACGACCCCACGAATGTCATCGACAATCTCAAGGCGGCGATGAATGCCGACCTCGATGACGTCGGCGGCCGATTCCGCCTGACCGTTTTTCACAATGATCTTGCGGACCCTGAAGCGGCATTTACTGATGACGACATGATTGAAGGCTTTCGATGGGTTCAAACGCCCGCGCTTTCGGATAGCTTCAACATTGTCCGCGGCTCTTTCACCGATCCGCGCGCACAATCGCTCTACCAGCTCGTCGACGCGCCGCCCGTTGAGATCGATAGCCGCGACGGCATCGACCGCTTCGACACATTCGACCTGGCACTGGTGCAATCTCCCTCGCAATGGCAGCGCCTCGCAAAGCAGCGCCTCCAGCGGCAGCAATATGGCGGCGAGTTCACGACGACATTCAATGCTCGCGGGTGGCTGCTCCAAAAGAACATGGTCATCACCCTCTCCTTCTCGCGGTTGGGCTGGACCGATAAGCTGTTTCGCGTGGCCGAGATGGAGCACCGCATAGACGGCACCTGCCCCGTCGTGCTGCGTGAAGAAAACGAAGCCATCTACGCATGGGACGAGGATGAGGCCCCGGCAGTCGAGCCCGCAGACCCGACCATCTACGACTTCAATCTATCGCCCGTCGTTCAGGATATGCCCACGAACGCGCAAATCTCGCGACTGGATCCATCGACCGGTCGCGGACTACCGACCTTCCAAAGCTCATCCGGTAATGCATTCAGCGAGTTCGCGGCGTCGGGCGAGGCGTTCGACGGCGATGTTGTCACCTTCGCTTCTTCACTCCCCCAAGTGCCGAAGGTCATTTTCACCGTCGGCGGAAATGCGCCCACCGCGGGAAGCAATGTTCTGGTCACTGCGGAAGGCCTGACCGTCTCTGGCTTCACCATGCGCGCGGTCGAACAGGTCGTTACGCCTGGTTCTACG